AATAGCAGCAACACCACCTGCAATACCTGCAGTAAGTCCTGCAGCAGCAATAGCGCCAACACCTGTAATACCACAAAGTGTTCAGTCTACAATGACACCAATCAATAGACCAGATTCTCTTTCAGTAGCTTATGGTGGAGAAGGTGGTGGATTTTATGACCCTACTACTTACAATATGAATCAAAATCAATTTGCAGGTTATCTTGATACTCAAAGAGAAGGGTTAACTCCAAGATACGATATAACAGGTACGAATATTATTGGGTACGATGCTCTTGGAAAAGGACAGGCAATGAGAACTTGGGTTGACGATGAAGGTAATCAACAAAACATGATAGTTGACGATCCTGATTTAATAAGTGGAACTACAAAAAAGAAAAAAAAGAAAAAGAAAAATGGTAAAACTGTAACACCAATGGCAACAACAATGCCATCATTAGTTTTACAAGGAGAAAGACCTTAAGGAGGTAAGTATGCCACAGAAAGCAAATGATTTTTTTAATAATCCTTTCAATCAGTACACAGGCGATATGCTTGAGTACAAACCTGAGTTGGCATATTACAGTTCTCCTGCAGCAAAAACTTTTGCTAAATCTCCATCACGAAAACAATATTTCCAAAGATCATTTGGAGATATATATAACCAATACTTAGGACAGTTAGGCAGTCAGATCAGAGGAGGAGGAGCGCCAGAAATGAAGTTCCAAGACTTCTTAGAAAGTGATCCGTTTACTAAACGATACACATCTATGACTCCAGAAATGAGAGGACAATACGGATCGCAAGGGACAAGGACATCAGCTCCATCAACAAGATTCATATACTTTTAAGGTAGATAATGGTACAACCAAATTATAATTTCAAACAAAGACCACAACCTACACAGAGTTTTGTGCCTACACCCAGAGCGCAGATTCAAATCCCAACTATGGGAATGACAGCAGGATTAAATGCTCCTATATTTGGTAGCCAAATACCAACAATGATAGCACAAGGAAAATTACCAGCTCCTAGTAAACCAACAACACCTTCTCGTAATTTAGGTGTCACTCAAGATGCAAATCAATCTTTAAAGTTTTTAGGATCAAGAGCATTAGATTTAGGAAAAGCAACTGCAAGAGCAGTAGACCCAACAGGTGGAGCATTCAGAAATTTTTTGCAAGGAAAAAGAGGAATGGATGTGTTTGATCCACAATCATTAATAGGAGCAGGGATAACAGCAGCAACAGCTCCAGATCAAAGTGCATGGCAACGAGTAGGAACTGCATTGCAACCTGCAGGAAATGTGTTTGGCAAATTTACAGAAGCATGGAATCCTGTAATGTATACAGCAGCAGCTCCGTTAATAGGAGCAGAATTTAGTCCAGCATTAGAATCTGGGCAATCTTTTAATCAGTTGCATAAAAAATACAGAGATGATGGTTACAATTGGTTAGAAGCATCTGAGAAAGCAGGTCAAGAATTAGATTTGCATGAAGCTAATGTTCCTAAAGGGTGGATAGGAGATTTGCCTAAATGGGCAGAAACACCTTTAAATTTTATAGTGCCAGAAACAGTAGGAGTTAAAGGAGCTATGGAAGTGGTTTTTGATCCTTTGGTTTTATTCCCTGTCGCTAAAGGAGCAGGAAGTGTAGGAAGAAGAACATTGGCTAAAAACCCTGCTGTGAAAGAAGCTGCTGAAAAATCTATACAAAGACAAGGAACAGGATTAACAGGAAAAGAATATACAGATAAACAATTACAATTATTTGACGATGTAAGCAAGACAACTCCTGAATCACAACTACCTCCTAAACCAAGAACAGATCCTACACCAGATGCTCATAACATAGGAGAGAAAGTTCTAGCAGGGCAAAAAGCATCTCCTAATGTGCAAACAGTAAAACCTTTACAACTCGACTTAGGATTGCCTAGTACAGAAATGGTTGTAAGTAATTTAGGCAAAGGACAAAAATTAAGAAATGTAGTAGGAGGATGGTTAGGGGATAACAAACTTCCTGTTATAGGAAGATTAGGATTGCCTACTGCAAGTGAAGCAAGGATCATGCAATACACAAAGGCAGGGATTGATGAAGCTGCTTTCATTGCAAACACAGGTAATGTTATGGCTAAAAATAAAAGAATAAAATGGAACAAAGCAGTAGATGAAACATTTGGAGAAAACATAGACATATCAAGAGGAGTGGAACAACTTACACATCTAACTGATGTTCCTAATACAGGAATCCCTATAGGTGTAGCTCCAACTATAGCTGACGTAGCAGCAAGACTTCCAAAGTTTTGGAATAAACTAGAACCTGCTGAAAAACAATTCTTCAGAGAATTAAGAAATGAAATGAAACCATATGATGATTATGTGAAAAGAAATGGTTGGCTAGATGATGTTGGAGAAAGATCAGATGTTGCACGAGTAACTAACCCAGATGGAACATTGGCAGATAATTCTGGATTTTATGTAACTAGAGGTGGGTCAGTAGAAAAAATTATAGATGGTAAAAATTCTTTTGGAATAACAGACAATCCTAAAATAAGAAAAAATCCAAAACAAAAAGACAATGATATGGATATGTACGAAGCACAATTTGATAGTCAGGCACAAGGGGTTAATTGGGTAGGGGATGCAGGAGAAAAATTAGAATACAGAACATTTGCAGATTCTATACACGACACAATAAAAAATACTAACTTGCATAGAGCAAGTGATTACAGAGCTAAGTATTTAAACAATTTAAAACCTAACGGAGTAAAACCTAGATTGTCACACAAACAATTTTTAGAAGATGCTTTTACAGCAGGGTCGTTAGATAATTTGTTAGCAGAACCTCTTATTAAAATAAGAAACATTCGTAAGTTAATAGATGACTTAGATGATGTGTTAACTGATCCAAAAGGATTATCTTTTTTAAAAGCAAAAGGATTAAGCAATGACACACTAAAAAAATTAGATGAGTTCATCAACAACCCTATAGCAGACCCAGAAGATATAATCCCAATACTTAGGCAAGTGTTTAACCAAGTGAAAACTAAGCTGCCAGAAGATAAAATATTTAAACATATGGAAACTTTAAAAGATCCTAACAGATTGCGACAAATAGAAAGAGCAGAATCAAAATTTCTACAAATACAAGCTGATATAAAACTTAATATTGCAAATACAGGTACGCAATATATAAATGCTATAAAGAAAATAAAACAAATGAGAGATAAAAAGTTAATGGGAATGGCAGATGATTTGGAATATCATGGTATTCCTCAAGCCAAATGGATAGATGACATGAGAGATGAAATTGAAAACTTATTAGACAGCGATCCTTTGTTAAAACCTAAAACACCAAACGAGATGAAGGATACAATCATGGCAGTCAATGGAATGCTTCGAGGGCTTTCTGCAACGATGGATTTTTCTGCTAACGGAATTACATTATTGTTTGGAGCAGCAAGAAATCCTAAAGCATGGACTACAGCTTTCAAAGGAAATTTGTTATCTTTTAAAAGTCCTAAAGTTTTAGCAAATCATTTAGAATCTTACAATAAAAAAATAATAAAAGAACTTGAAATAGATTTAGACACATTAATAGACAACGGATTGCACATAGCAGGGGGCGAATTTGAGTTTGGTGTTGGACAAATGGGCAGATCCAGAGTGGCGCAATTCTCTAAAAAATTAGAAAATGTAAGAGGAATAAGAGAAGCTAACAGGGCATTCTCAAATGCAGGGGATATTTATAGAACTGAAGGAATATACTATGAATTAAAAAGATTACTTGCAAGTGGAAGAAGTATGGATGATCTTATTAGAACAGGAGAATTAAGACAAGCTACAAGAAGTATTAACAGAGTGTCAGGATATTCAGAAAAAGTATTTGCAGGAGATTTTGGAGAACTGTTATTATTTGCTCCAAGATTTTTCCAATCAAGATTAGAAAATTTATTCAATGGTATATACGGCACAAGTAAAGTAATGCTTAAGCCTATAGGAGTAACCACGACATTAGAAGAACAATTAGCTGCTAAAACTCTTATGAGCTTTATTGGAATGGGAACAAGTTTAACTTTTTCAATTAACTTTGCATTAGGAAACGAAACAGATTTAGAACCATTTAAAGAAATTACAACAAGTAAAAAGGTTGGAGAGAAAACTGTATTCTCTAAAAAGTGGATACCCAACCCTAACTTTATGAAGATAAGATTTCAAAACAGAGATTGGGATTTGTTTGGTTCTACTATGGGTATGGTACGAATGTTTGCAGGTATAGCAAGTTCGGCTTATCAAAAAGACCCTATGGGAGTTATAAGCGCAGGAAGAGGAGTGTCATCTCCAACTGTAGCAAGAGCTTGGGATGCCTTGTCTGGTAAAACTTTTATGGGAGAAAATGCAGACTTGTTTAATTTGAAAGATGGAGTATACGATCCTAAAACAGCTTTGCTAAATATAGGAGAACAGTTTTTCCCCTTTGCTGTACAAGATATGAGATTAAATGTACTAGAAGCAATCGATAAAGGACAAAAAGAAGGAGCAGTATCTGGTATTAAAACAGGAGCTATTTCAGTTGTGTCTGATTTAGGAGGGTTGCCTAATACTCCAATGTCGTTAGGAGATTTAATGCAGGATGTTGCTGTAGATAACTTTGATAAAAATTATCAAAACTTAGAATCGTATCAAAAGAAAATAGTACAACAATTAATTAAAGAAAAAGAAACTCCTTTTAACAAAGAAGCTAAACAAAGAATAAGTGATGCAACAGAATACTATGAAAAAATAGAAGCAATTAACGAAGCACGATATAAAAAATTAGAAGAGCTAGGGAATACTGTTGCTGCTGGTAAGGAATTTGTCGATAAATATTTTGATATAATAGGATCAACAGGTAGCGAAAAGGGAGCATTAGAAGTAGAATATCAAACTGATGACATTAATTCTTCTGATCCTAACAAGAAACTTATGGCAGAGTATTATGCGTTGTATGATATGTCTACAACTAAAGCAGGAAATTTCGATAACAATATGTATAAAATATTAAAAGAAAACTTTTTAAGAAAAGCTACTCAAGAACAAAGAGCTTATATTGAAAGGAATACTAATCAACAACCTGTGCCATTAAGTGTGTTAAACAAATTAAGATCGCCTGTATACAAAGGTGGCAATTCGACTGCCAATAAGATAATTCGTAGTCACGCACAAAGACAAGCAGATTTAAAAGCAAAAGGAAAAGAAAATTTAATTCCTTTAATAGATAAAATATTTTTCACATACATTAAGAAGGAAATTAAAAGGGATTGACAATTGACAAATTATAAACAAAATAGGATACTTTACAATAGGAGGGTTATATGGTAACCGAAAATAACGAACAACAATTAAGTTTAGAAGGCACAACTACAGAGGCAGCTCCAGCTCCAAGTACGGAAGCTCCAGCTACTGACACACCTGTAGAGCCGACTACTACTGACACTACACCTACAGAGGGAACAACAGAAACAACACCTGCCGAAGCTCCTGTATCACAGGATGATGGGCAAGTAAGTTCTGAAGGGACAACTGAAGCTGTTGCAGAAACACCAAAGATTGATGTTGAAAATTTGAACAAGCAACTTGAAGAAACTAGAAAGTATCAAGACAATTTACAACAACAAGTAATGCAGTATGAAGTAGAGAAGCAACGACAGGCTATAGAGTCTGAAGCTGTGCAATACAATAGTGCATTGGTAGAGCAGGGAATGGAACAGACACAGGCTGATCAGTTAACTCAACAGTTAAAACAAACAAGAGTAAATGAACAACAGTATAGTCAGAACATACAAAATTTAGATGCATATTACAAGGGTAAGTTTAATGCAGCTTTAGAGATAGGGGAAAAGCATAACATATCTGCTAAAGAATTAATGGTATATGACAATCCACAAGATATGGAGAAACACGCAAGTTCACAATCAGAAGTCACAAAGTTGAAAGCTGAGATAGCGAAACTAAAGAAGGGGCAAGTACCTGCACAGCAGTACGATAACAGTCAAGCTCCTGCAGAAGGTTCGACCAGCGAATCAAGGCTTCTTGATAAGTACAACGCAGGGGATAGAAGTCCTGATGCTGTTGCTGCTGCGAAAAGAGTCTTAGGATTATAAGCAGCAAGGTAACTTGTCCACTTAGGTGGTTTATAAAATAGTTGAAAGGAGAGCGACATGGCTCAAAATGCAACGACAGGGAATTTAGAGGCAGCAAGTAAGATAATTATTGCAGCAGCTAGATATACCGAAGAACACAATGCTCCAGCAATGGCTTTGATTGAAAGTTTTAGTCTAGCTAGTGGATCAAAACAGGTTACAGTACCTAAAGTAGGACAGATGACAGTATCTGATTTAGCTGATGGAGTAGACATTGTTGACGAAGAAGATATTGGGATGACAACAGTTGATCTTACTGCAAGTGAAGTAGGAGCAAAGGTTATCTTAACTGATAAACTTATTCGTGAACAACAAAACAATGTATTCACAATAATTGGTAAACAATTAGGGGATGCAATGGCAAGAAAGAAAGATACAGATGTTCATTCATTGTATGGTTCTTTAAATGGTGGCACAACTGTAGGCGCTGCTACAAAATTCATGAAATCAAGTAATGTTCATGGAGCAATAGCTTTTGCTAAAGCAAACAAATTTGGTAGTGATGTATATATACTTCATCATCCAAACTCAGTAGCTTATTTATCTAAGGAAGCAGCAACTGTTGCAGCAGCAGCAAGTAATGCAATTCCAGATGGATACAGCGCTGACTTATTAAAGAATTTCTGGAGTGGTCTAAGACCTATGAACAATGTTCCAATCTTTGAAGATGGTAACTTATCTGTTGACTCTGACGATGATGCAACAGGAGTTATAGCTTCTAAGGGAGCAATGGCAGTTCTTAACTCTGTAGAAACCAGACAAGAAAGACAACGAGATGCCTCACTTAGAGCGACAGAAGTTGTTATGACCTCAGACTATGGAGTCTTTGAATTAGATGATTCCAAAGGCGCAGGGTTTATTCTTGATGCAGCAGCATTAGCAACTAATAACTAATGATTAATGGAGGAATCATATGGTCAATCATTTATACGGAAATAAAAATAAACCTTTGCGAGATCAAATTAACAAGCAGAGGAAAGATTTGGGAATAGATAAGTTTGAAGGTTTACTGCCAGATTGGCAAACTAAAACTACATACTATAATCATATCCCTAAGTTTAATAATGAAGGGGATTTAGCAAAGCCTTGTGGTTCTGTTTATCCTAACCAACCAAGTGATCCCTCAACACAACAAAGACGAGGAGCAATCGGATTGTTTCCTATAGAGTGGAATGGTAAATGTAACTACGAAGCTCAAGGGAAAGAATGCGTATGCAACTCTACAAAGAATAATAAGAAAACAGAAGTTACTCCAAAGGAAAAACCTGTAGTTAAAGAAATAACTATGGTAGATACGGAGGAGTAATTCTGTATTCTAGTATAAGTGTAACCTTTGACCGAGCTTATACGACTTTTTAACAATCGGTTAAAGACGAGGTGTATAAGAAACTCGTGAAATTAATAAGGAGGAAAGTGTAATGGCTTTTCCAAGTACAATTAACTTGTCTTATGGGCAAGAAAAAGTAGAAACTTCAGGCAAGAAACTGAAGCTAGGAACAAAAGGAGTAACTCCAGATGGCAGAGTATTTTACTATGCTAGAAACGGAAGTGCTGCTATAACAACAGCAGGTATGATAGTAGATGCAGGTACTGCATTAACTGTTAATGCTCACGATATGGATGTTCCTGCTGCAGCTAATACTGCTGGTACAACAGGTATAACTATATCAGTACCAACAACTGACTTAACTAAAGATCAATATGCAGATGGTTACATTATCTTTAATGATGGCCCTGCAGAAGGAGAGGTTTACAGAATTAAATCTCATCCTGCTCACGATGCATCAGATACTAATGATGTTGTAATTACCATTGACGAACCTGATGGAATCAGAACTGCTACTACTACATCGTCACTTTGTGGCTTTCTTGTAAATCCATATGCAGCCGTAAAGATTATTGACGGAGATGGCACTATGGAAACAGGAGCATTAGGTGTTACTACAATACCTATGACAGCTAGTTATTATGGCTGGATTCAAACAGCAGGTGTAGGAAGTGTTGCAGTTGGAGCTGTAGTTGGTGTGATCGGAGATGGATTACAAGCATCTCAGGCATCAGGCGAGTCTGGAAGGGCAGAGCTTTATGACTTATCAGGAGAGGATGATGTTCAGTCAATAGGGACTGCAATTGGTATTCCTTCTGTAGATACAGACAAACAAATGTGTCTGTTGACAATAAGATATTAAGTATGCAATTCGTAGGATCAGAAACTTACGATAGAAAATTAATACTACCTGTTGGAGTAACTCTTTTGGGAGAGAAAGGAGCAGGTAGTATTAAATCATTGTCGTTTAGTTTTTATGACACAGACACGCAACGTAGATCGGTGTTGCATAATGTTCCATACATACCACATGACCCTTACTCAGCTAATGCTATTGAAACTATGATAGGAGAAGCACACGAAACATGGTTAACTAAGGTAAGGCAACAGGGTAAAAAGAAAGTTATGACAACAGATCAAAGAAAGGAAGCTGGTAAAATCTTAAATGAAATAAGAACTAATAAATTAAAAAGATCACAAAACACAACAGGTAAAATTTATTTTGGAGGCATAGCAAGTGACAGAAAAAAACTTAACAGAGAACTCAAACGGAAAGCAAGAACTACTCAACGATAATGTAGTTGTACTACAGAGTGACATAGCAGAAGCTATGGGAGAAGATGAGTTGTTTAGACTTAGGGTTGTGAATAAAGCTCTGACAAGAGAGAATAAACAATTAAAAGAACAAATTAAATTAATGGGCGAAGCTCAAGTTAACAAGGCAAAGGAGGAAAGCAATGCCACCAATGGGTAAAGGTACATACGGAAGTAAAAGAGGTCGACCACCTAAGAAGAAAAAAACTATGAGAAGAAAAAAGAAGAAATAATTATGGCTGCTGATCCAAGATTAAAAAGAGCAGGGGTTGCAGGGTTTAATAAACCTAAGAGAACTCCTAGCCATAAAACTAAATCTCATGTAGTTGTAGCCAAGTCTGGAGATCAAGTTAAGACTATCAGGTTTGGACAACAAGGGGTTAGTGGAGCAGGAAAAAATCCTAAGACAGCTAAAAATAAAGCAAGAAGAAAATCATTCAAAGCTCGACACGCAAAGAATATATCTCGTGGAAACATGAGCGCTGCGTATTGGGCAAACAAGGTAAAGTGGTAATATGGCAGTAACACAAGGTAAAACTAGAGAAGATTTAAGAAAAGCTATAGGTAGAAACTTAGGCAAGATGCTAACAGGTACTACTTCAGGTAGTGGTTCTACTACTACTGCTGTAGATGCTACATTGTTTGGAGGAGATGATGAGTATATAGGAAGCTATGTACGATTTACCTCTGGAGATAATGATGGCTCTGTCAGAAGAATAACAGACTACACATCTTCTACAGGTACTATGACCTTTGCTGCAGTAGGAGCAACAGTAGCTGGTAGCACAACATACGAACTATGGAGAGATCAGTTTGATCCACAGGTTGTAGATGAGTTTATCAATCAATCTATATGGGAAATTACAGGAAAGTATTTTGATCCAGAAGAGAATGTTGATTTGCATACAGATAGAATCAATGCAAGATTAGAGATACCTTCTGAGATAGCCATGATACAAGATGTATTTTACAGGAATAAATTTACCTCAAAAGAATTACTTAGTTGTGATTCTGTATTTGACGAAACAGTAGATAGTGATTTCACAGTAAGTGTAGACTCAGAAGATTACAAGAGAGGGGGAGGAGCTAACAAGTTTGTGATAGCAGTAGGAGCTTCGGCAGGAGATATAGCAACAGATTCTATA